GAATTGCTATGGGTTATGAGAAAGACGAAAGGGGCGGTGATGTTTATCTGCGGGGCTTCGGGCAGGTTGAAGTCCCTTTTAATTCAGAGCCGATAGAACTTCCAGACACAGAGCCGACAGAACAGGTTGAACTTCCCGAAGGGTCCACAGAAGAAAGCCCCGAAACAGAACTTCCCGAAAAAGAGTTTGAAGCACTTTCAAAAGCTTATGAAAAAAAATACAAGGTTTTGAAATCAGACGCAGACAAAGAAAGACGGGGCAAGATTTGGAAAGTTTTTGACGCACGGGCAAGAAGCATTGAAGCACCTTTTTACAAGGCAATGCAGACCGCTTTCACAAAACAGAATGAAGAAGTAAACAAGACAATCCGCAAAGCCTGTGAAGAAAATAAAGATGTAGGAACTGCAATAGAAAACCTTTATAACAAGGAAATGGACAAGAAACTTCTGCATACTATGGCAGGGGCATTCTTCAACGGCTTGACAGTCGGTGCAGAACACGGGCTTGAACTGTTGAATAAAAAAGGCATAAAGGAAATAAGTGAAGAAACAAGGCGGTTGTTTAATATCTGGATTGACACATACGGCTTGAACTTGGCAAAAGATATTGACGATACGACAAAAAAGAAATTACGCAAGGCACTTTCCGAATCTATCGAAGAAGGCGAAGATTTGAAAAAGCGTGTTGCAAAGCTGATTGAAGTTGCAGACGGAATGTTTGCAGAAGATAAAAAATGGCGGGCAGAACTTATCGCAAGAACCGAAAGTTGTACTACAATGAATGCGGGTGCTTTGGAATTGTACAAGTCGGAAGGCATACAATACAAAGAATGGATTTCAGTACAAGATGACCGCACCCGTGACGCACATTTACTTATGGACGGAACTGTTGTTCCTGTTACAGACAAGTTTGAAGTGCCTGCAACAAGCCAGAGCGAAGGGGCATTTATGGAATATGCGGGGGACCCTTCTGCACCTGCGGGGCAAACTTGCAATTGCCGTTGTACTGTTGCACCTTTTGTAATGATGTAAATTAAATTATAAGGAGATATAAAACTATGAAAACAATGCTTGATAAAATCGGGGGTAAAATATGAAACTTGAAAAAGGGCAGACAAGCAAAAAAGATATTTCTGTAAGCACAGAAGATATTGGCGAACGTTCTGTATTGTTTACAATTTCAAAAGAAGTTGTAGACCGAGATGGCGATATTCTGCGGGCAAGCGGGGTTGATTTTTCTAACTATATGAAAAACCCTGTTTTCTTATCATTCCACAATTCAAGGGAGTTTCCGCTTGGAAAAGTTACAAAGTTCTGGGTGGAAGGAAACGAAGTAAAAGCAATCGTTTATTTCCCGACACTTGAAGAACTTTCAAGCGATCCTGCAAATGCAAGTGAAAAAGCAAAACTTGTAGACTTCACATACCATTGTTATAAAACAGGAATGCTCAATGCCGTTAGTGTCGGCTTTATTCCGCTTGAATGGGTAGAAACAGAAAACGGCTTTGATATTCTTAAATGGGAATTGTTGGAGTTTTCTGCCGTTGCCGTTCCTGCAAATCAAGACGCAATTGCACAGGCGGTTAAATCTTTTGGAAATGACTTTGCAAAAAGTTTTATTAGCGAAGAAAAAAGCGGTCGCAAGATTTCTGCACAGACCAGAGCCATTCTTGATAAAATCAAGGCTTGCGGTGACGAATTAGAAAAGTGTCAAGAAACATTAAAAGGTTGCGGGGAAGCTTTAAGAAAAGCACTTGCAGAACTTGACGACCCAGAAGAAGAAAAACCCGAAGAAGATACAGAAGAAGAAAAGCAATATGTGGAGTTACCCGATAGCATAGAAATCGAGTTGCCGTCATAATTACTCCTAAAAAAATAAACCTTTGGTTTTCCCCTTGCAAAGTGCAGGGGGTTTTCCATTTTTGACAGATAACTTTTTTTAGTGTATAGTTTTACATAAGGAGATAAAATTATGAGCAAGAAAGTTTATAATTTGGTTGTTGGAATTGTAGGCGGTTTATCGACAATTGCCGTTGCCGTTGTAACATTCTTCAATCCTGCTTATGCCGTTGCAATCAACGCTTCAATCGGAATTGGTTGTACTGCAATCATTGAGATTTGCAATCAGTTTGTAAAGGCATAAAAAAAATCCCGCTTCAATTTCGGGGCGGGTTTAATCTGGAACTATCGGGGAAGAAACCCGTAAAAAAAATTACGGAAGAAACGTAATTATAAAGGCAATTAAAATCTTAATAGGAGATTAAAATTATGGAAATGGAAGAACTTGAACGCCTTATTGACGAGCGTTCACAGAAACAGATTGAATCTGCAAAAGAAACAATCAAGAATGAGTTGGGTGCCGTACCACAGGCACAGATTGACGAAGCCGTTGCAAAAGCCGTAAAGGAAATCACAGACAAGGCAAACAACGGCAAAGCCGAAAACGTAAAATATCTTGAAGCATTCAAGGAAGCCGTTAGCGGTGACGATTCAATCAAGGCAAAAGAAACACCTGTTACAGTTGTAAATCAGATGTTGGCTTCTGCTATCAGAGCAATGTATTCAAAAGACTATCGTTCTGTAAAACAGGTAACAGAAGAAGAAATTCTTGCACAGGCAAAGAAAGACTTCCCGAACTCAAAGGCAATGCACAAAGTATTGCAGACAAAAACCGCAAACGCAGGAACACCTTCTGATGGCGGATTCACAGTTCCACTTGCATTCTCTAGCGATTACATTGACGCTTTGACTGCAAACACATTGATTGACAAGCTCGGTGTTCGCCGTGTTCCACTTGCAAACGGAAACCTTTCTATTCCAAGAATGGATACAACTTCTGCTATTTCTTGGGGTGGTGAAGAAACTGTTGGCGATACAACACAACCTGTATTCGGTGAAGTAAATATGCACGCTAAAAAGCTTTTTGCAAAGTCTGCTATCACTAACACACTTATCCGTTCAAGCGGTGTAGATGTTGAAGGTTGGATTGCAGAAGATTTGTTCCGCAAGGCAAGAATCGGACTTGACGAAGCATTTCTTCACGGCACAGGTTCACAGTATCAGCCACTCGGCCTTGAAAATGTAACAGGTGTTCAGACAACAGGCGGTACAACAACCGCAATTTCTGTTGATATGCCAAACAACCTTGAAGCACTTCTCGGACAGGCAAATGTTCCAATGGAAAATGTAAAATGGCTTTTGTCACCAAAAGGAAAGTCTTGGCTTAAATCTGCAAAGTTCACAACAGGTCCATTCGCTTGGGCTAATGAAATGGCAACACAGAAAACACTTAACGGCTTTGAGTTCTTGACTTCAACAACTGTAAAGTACACACAGGCAACCGCTCCTGCTTCTGATTATTCAGAGTTCTGGCTTGGTGATTGGTCACAGTTGCTTTTCGGTATTTCAAAGGACATCTCAATCGAGGTAAGCCGTGAAGGAACATTCTTGAGCGGTGGACAGATAATTTCTGCATTCGAAAAAGATTTGACACTTATCCGCCTTATCACAGAAGTTGACTTTGCTTGCCGTCACCCACAGGCATTCGTAAAGGGTACTTTTGCACAGGCTTAATTTTGAAGGTTCTCTGCGGGGTGAAAGTCGGCTTCAAGCCTTGCGTTGCGAAAGCAACCTAGCCCCGCAAGAGTGCCATATATTTCAGATAGGAGAAACGAAAATGATTACACGTTCTAAAATCTTTGAACAGATAAAAGCCATTGATTGTGGCAATACTGCATTCCAGAAAGGCAACGCACAGACTGCCCTTGTTGTTGCAAGTGCAGGAAGCAAAGCACTTTCTACTTCTGATAATTCGGCAAGCGGATTTGTAAAGATTGCAGATTTGGCACAGGGCGATAACTGGGTAGACCTTGCAACTGCAAAGGCTTATCTTAAAACAGACGATAGCGGGGCAATTGCAGTTCTTGGTGATTACCCTGTTGACCCAAATTCGTAGGCGGTGAAGATTATGTTATGCACTTTAACTGATGTAAAAACAATGCTCGGAATTACAGACACTTCGCAAGACGATTACTTAACTTTATTGATTAAGGAACAATCGGCACTTATTGAAGGGTATATCGGCTATAAATTAGCAAGGGCAGATTAT